GAACAGAACATACTATCCTAGAGAAGGAAGCAAGGTTGCTTCATCACTTCTTTAAGGGTGGATCAAACGTATCTCAAGTAAAGCGAGAGAGTATGTTTGTTCAAATCCTTGAAGGTCTTAACTCTGGTGAAGCAGAAGCATTAGTTCTTGCAAAGGATAAGAAGATTGGTAAGCGTTGGAAGATCACTAAGGCAACTGTAACTGAAGCATTTCCATCTATAGTATGGGGTAATCGTTCATGAATCTAATACACGAGAAGTGTGATCCTAAAGCAGCAGAAGATAGGGAGTTACCTTACACTGCCTATCTTATAGAGTATAAGGTAGAGGGAAACCCGACCTATGATATTGCTATGGGTGACAGTCAAGTAGAACTATTTGACACATATTATGACAAGTACAAGAAAGATCTTGTAGGACTCAAGCAGACCGAAGGTAGAATGAGACCAAATCTTTGGAGAGCAGCACAACCTACACCACCGAAAAGGAGGAAGAAGAAGAGAACTTCTAGTGAGGATGAGTAATGGCGACAAACTTTAATATATTTTTTCCTACCTTAGTGTGGTCATGTATTAGTAGTTTAGATAATGATAAGTTATTAAAAGAATGTTATAAGCATAAGAAAAATAATCCTAGTGGTCAATACTCAAACAAAGGTGGATATCAAGGACAGAACTTTAATTATAAAGAGTTCACTAAATTTATAGAGTATAATATTCCTAAGTCTAAAGTTCATGACGGTAAGTTTAAACATCTTGAGATTTATTCGTGGGTGAATATAAATGGTAAAGGTTCTTGGAATGCTTGTCATAGTCATTTCAAACAGTCTACACCAATTCTTTTTTCAGGAGTCTATTATGTTAAGGTTCCTGAGAATTCTGGTGAGATAGGATTTCATGATCCTAGAAGTATGATGGCATCAAGAACTTTAGATGAAGAATATCTTAATGGTATTGCAGCTCCAGTACAATTTGTAATGCCTAATGTAGGTCATTGTTATTACTTTCCATCGTGGTTGGAACATGAGGTGAGAGAAAACAGGAGTGAAGAGGATAGAGTTTCTATTGCCTTTAATGTTTGTGTAGAATTGTAACACGTGATACATTTTTACTTGACTAAATAATACAACTGTGTTAGTATTAACACATCGTTCAACCTCGTAAGAGGTCGCAAGTAAGCCGACTCGGAACGGAATCGTTCATCCCATGATTGAAATTTTTTTATATTCATCACTCACATGTCAACAAGCTGAAGCAATTATGCTGAAGATGAAAGCACATCAGGATCTTCCTGCTTCTTTCAAAGTTGAACTCATAGAAACCGTAAAGGATTCTACGCCTGAGTGCTATCCGTGGGACGCACAAGTTGACTAAAGGAACGGATTAAACCCCTACTACTTTGGAGAAACCCAATGGCACAAGTCACATATCGTGGAGTCAAGTATGACTCTGAGCAGTACCGTAATATGGTACAAGTAGAAGCTCAAAAGAGAAATCATGATCTAATGTATCGTGGTGTTAAAGTAGAACGTAAGTTCGCTTCTAAGAGCTAAACCAAAACTATTTTTTGGTTTACATGAAACTGGGAAAATTTTTTCCCAGTTTTTTTTGTGTCCAGAGTCGTATAAATACTTGGTTACACCGAAGATAAATGTTAGTGGAAGAGAGACAGAGAAAGGACACAAGGAAGACAGCGAAGAGAATTATTAAGCTTGCCAAAAAGCATCCAACGTGGTATACTAGAGAAGATGTAAGTTACGCCAAACTAATTCGTAAGAAACTGAAAAATAATGAATGTGAAGTTAGTAACAGTGACTCCCAAAGCGGAGGAAACGATGGGTTATGTGGCGAGAGTCAGCAACCCAAACAATCAGGACAACCCAAACGTGGCTGGTTTGCTGAGATATTGCATAAAGCATCAACACTGGTCGGTCTTTGAGCAAGCACATATGACTGTGGAGATTGAGACTACTCGTGGTCTTGCTGCACAAATATTAAGACATAGATCATTTACTTTCCAAGAGTTTAGTCAACGGTATGCTGATAGTAGTATGCTTGCTGATGAGATTCCCTTGCCTGAATTACGTAGACAAGACACCAAGAATCGTCAGAATAGTATTGATGATATTGACCCGTTTGTCCGTCAACTGTTTCAGATTAAAATGGAGAAACACTTTGAAGAGGGAATGAAACTCTACAAAGATATGCTTGATGCATCTATTGCAAAGGAGTGTGCTCGGTTTGTACTACCTCTTGCTACACCGACTCGGTTATATATGACAGGCTCAGTTCGTTCATGGGTACACTACATAGATTTACGTTCTGCACATGGAACTCAGAAGGAACACATGTTGATCGCTGAAGAGTGCAGAAATATATTCAAGGAACAATTTCCTATCACATCAGAAGCTTTGGAGTGGAACTAATGCCATTATATGCTGTAAAAAATTTAAAAACTGGAGAGACTCAAGAATTTATGAAGAGTCTTGCTCAGTATGAGGAGTGGAAGAAAGAGAATCCTGACTGGGATAAGGACTGGTCAAAGCAAGGTAGAATGACACTTAGATTCCGTCAAGATTTCCTTAGAGGAATTCATGGACATCCAGACACTAAAGACTATGGAAAACCTAGTATGATGACCGTAACAGAAGAGAACTGGGATGCAAATAAACCAAATGAAATTATCTCTCATGAGGTAGTAACATACCAAAATTCTGATGCACATGAGGATATATTTTAAATGCCAACATACCCTGTAAAAAATAATAAGACTGGAGAGGAACAAGAACTCTCCATGACCATGAAAGAATATGAACAATGGCGTACAGACAATCCTGACTGGGACAAAGACTGGTCTAAAGGATGTGCTGGTGCTGGTGAAGTCGGTGACTGGCGTGATAAAATGTCTAAGACACATCCAGGTTGGAAAGATGTCATGGCAGGAGCACGTAAAGCAGACAATGGATTTGACCGTAACGGCTACCAATGGTAATATAATATGGCAGTAAAGAAAAAGACTACACCTACTCAAGGTATGTCTAAAAAGATGATGAAAAGGAAGAAGCCTATTAATCAGAACTACTTCCTTGATATCAATCCTATTACAGAGAACCAAGATTTGTTCTTTAAAGAATGGGGTAAAGGTAATAACTTATTCTCTTATGGTGCAGCAGGTACAGGCAAGACATTCATTGCATTGTACTTAGCATTGAAAGATGTGATGAATGAAGACTCACCCTATGATAAAGTTTATATCGTAAGGTCTCTTGTATCTACACGTGAGATTGGGTTCCTACCTGGTACTCATGAGGATAAGTCTGAACTGTATCAGATACCATATAAAAATATGGTAAGGCATATGTTTGAAATGCCTGATGATACTAGCTTTGATATGCTATATGATAATCTTAAACATCAAGAGACCATTTCTTTTTGGTCTACCTCATTCTTACGTGGTACTACTCTTGATGATGCTATTGTCATTGTTGATGAGTGTCAGAACCTTAACTTTCATGAGCTTGATTCAATCATAACTCGTGTGGGTCAAGACAGTAAGATAGTATTCTGTGGTGATGTAAACCAATCAGATCTACAGAGAACTAATGAACGCAATGGCATCCTAGACTTCCAACGCATCCTTGAGGGTATGGATGAGTTTTCTATGGTAGAATTTGGTATCAATGACATCGTTCGTTCTGGACTTGTTAAGTCTTACCTCATCAGTAAGATGACGCTAGGATTATGACCCTAAAACCCATAGAGATGGTTGCTGAGATGGTGAAGGGTAGGAGAGTCTACTCTACCCCTGAAGGTAAGTTCTATCCTTCTATCACCACTGTTATTAGCAACAATGCTAAGAAGCAAGCAGGTCTTGCTAAGTGGAGAGCAAGAGTAGGTAAGGACAAGGCAGCAGCAATCACATCACGTTCTACTAAACGTGGTACAAACTTCCACTCTATAGTTGAGGACTATCTTAACAAGGACTTAGACATAAAAGAATACAAGGAGTCTCCGCTTCCTGTAATTATGTTTGGACAGACTAAGAAAACCCTTGACCGCATCAGTAATATATACTTACAGGAGGCTGCTCTTTACTCAGATAATCTTGAAGTTGCTGGTCGTGTAGACTGTATTGCTGACTTTGATGGAGTACTATCTATCATAGACTTTAAGACATCTGCTGCTCCTAAAAGAGAAGCATATCTCTATGATTATTTTGTTCAAGAAACAGCATATGCATGTTGTCTTCAAGAACTCTACAGTATTACTGTCAAACAACTCGTAACTATTGTTGCGTGTGAGAATGGTGAAACTCAAGTAGTAATCAAACCACCTAAGAAGGAGTATCTCCTTCAACTCATACAGTACATAGACGAGTACCGAAACAAATATGGAAAAGAAAAACTTACTTGAAGATAGATTTATGACTAGTGCAAAATTCTCACAAGAGGTAGAGAAGATCGCTGTGACTAATGTTGATATGAATTACATAGACGCAGTGCTTCACCTTTGTGACAAGAATAAAATTGAAGTGGAATCCGTACCCAAACTGATATCAAAACCACTCAAAGAAAAGCTTAAATATGAAGCACAGAAACTTAATTACATGAAGAAAACAAGTCGTGCCAAACTAATGCTGGTATAACAATGGGAGAATTTTTTCAGTCGGAACTAGTAAGAGGTGACATCCAAGAGATGGCCACCTTACAGGAATTTTGTTTTAGATCTGCTCAAAATCTTACGCTCTTATCTAAAGAAGCGAAGATGGAATATTTTGAGGCACTTGCATTACTTATAGACAAGCAAAAGATATTCCATGCTCGTTGTAAGTTGAGTGATGATCCAGAAGCAAAGTCTGTTTGTGACAACATGAAAAACATTACAGTTATGCTAGGAGGAGATCCAAAACTTAGTGTGGATCAGATTTTTGATGATCTTCTAGCAAAGATAAAAGGATTTCAGAAACAACTTGACAAGATGTCCTGATAGTGTTAATATAGTGTCAGTGTTCAGATTATAATACCTCAATAGGTATTCAATTTATAACACTCATTTAGTATTCATATTCTAATACTCTTGTTAGTGTTCAAGTGATAATACTCAGTACAAATTACATAATGACAAATTTATTCACCGCAGATGTCGGCCAAGGTAAGGTTCACATCTATGACAGGAATAGAAACTTATTCCACGGTAAATTACCTGAACAACACCTCATTGATTTGAAGATTGATGGGTTAGAAGAAGGAGATACTCTTGTTGTTGAGTGTGCTCATTTGAGAGAGTCTCATAAGTACACCCTTGCTCAACCATTTAACTTCAAACAGTTGAGTCAACTAGCAGCAAACGCTACAGAAAGAGGAGTTAACTTACGTCTTTTCCCTCAGAAGTCTACACCTAAAGCACGAAAACTTGCTGGTGTTGAAGCAGCAGATAAAACTGATGAAGCAGATACTAGAGCAATTGCTAGATTCTTAACAGAAGATACCAATGCTTTTAATGCTCTCAAGGTATTTGTTCCAACAAAATTAGAAGAATTTCAAAAGAAAAACAGCAGTGTCTTTAGTTACATCCAAGAATGTAATGATGATATTAATCCTGCAAAGACATCTGGATATGGATTTGATAAAAACAATCCACATTCAGATAACGTATCAAGATGGATTGATCGTCACAAAGATCAACTAGTTAAAGAACTTGATGATGATCCTGAGTTGTTAGAACTCCTAGGATTGAGGTATCTTAAAAATGGTATACTTAAAGTAGAGAAACCAAATCGTATCTATACTTTAGTTCATTCTCTCATCAGACCTGATGATGATGGACTTCGTGTACGTCATGACAATGGTAAGGTTCCTTTCTGGAAGTATGTTAAAGCACATTATCTTGGGTGCAAACCATATCATATGAAGCAAGGTGTTGCTGCATCTAACTACAAACATTGGTTACGTAGAGCAGTGTCTGAGTATTCATATCCTACGAATACAAATTCTCACACTACTGACTTCCAAGTTTCTATGTCTTATGAAGAACTTAGTAAACTCAAGGCAGAGCGTACCAGAGTTGATAAGATGACTCAGAAAGTATGGAACGTACTTCGTAAGATGATCGTTGATGATGCTGTACGTTAGTATTCAAGAGACAAAACTTTAGTTAGTTTTCACACTCTAATACTCGTTAGTATTCATACGATAATACTTTTATTAGTATTCAGACTCTAATACTCAATCAGTGTTCACTAAATAAAATCTTAGTTGATTTTCAATGTTTAACACTTTGTAATAATCGCTTGACACCACCTCTAATCCGTGCTATAAATAGTATATCGGGTTCGCTACCTGATACGGGAGTGACTGAATCAAACTTGCTGGCAATGGTCTAGTTAAGGTGATGAGTCAGAGGTGGTGCTCGCTGTTGGGAACAACAGAACTGTCCAACCAGACAGGACTCATGCAACGCAGTAAAAATTTACTTATGTAGAAATGCCCTGTGTTTGTAGGTACACATTATTCCTACCTCCCACCCCAAATCCAATAAAATCTAAAGCAATATGTCATTCGCAGACTTAAAGAAGAAATCAAGTAACAATTTACAGTTCTTACAGAAAGAACTAGAGAAGACAGTCAGTAACAAGAACGTTGATGAACGCTTCTGGAAACCAGAAGTAGATGCATCAGGTAATGGTTACGCAGTAATCAGATTCCTACC